CAGATACATTTTTCTTATTTATATTTGGTTTTACAACCACTCTACCTTTAGATCTTACTTTCGGTTTATCGATAACAACTCTAGGAGTTGCAATCACCGCTCTTCCCGGGGATTCTTCTTCATGCATTTTATTTGGACTTAGATATTCTTCGGTCCATATGCCTAATTCTTCTAGCTCAAAATTCGCGACGATTCTCTGAACGGCACTGAGCAAATTTCCAGAATTAGTTCCGGCTTCTTCCATTTTACTCTGGAACTTTTATCCTTATGCTGATTTCCAGAGTTAGTTCTGGAATTCCAGAGTTAATTCTGGACTTCCATTTTTAATTAAAAATATCTTTTTGGAGTCTATCCTGGCAATCTTTTTTCACACATTAGTTAAAATGCCAGCTAAACGCGTATATCGTAAACCAGCGTACAAGCCTAGACCTAAGGCTCCATATAGACGACCTGTTGCAAAGCAACCGTATAAATCTTCAGGTTCATCTCAAAGTTATTTATCAGCACCTTTATCTGCTTTAGGAGGCGTCGCCGGAGGCGTAGGCGCCGGCCTTCTTACTAAGAATCCCTATGGTGTTAAAGCAGGTGCTGCCGCAGGTTCCGCTGCCGGGATGCTACTCGCCCAAGGAATTAAATCCCTTACCGGATTTGGCGATTACACTGTAAGGAAAAATTCATTTTCTCCCGGAGCACCCCCTCTTATTAGGAATCATAAGAATTACCCTTCAGGTGCTGTACTCATGTCCCATCACGAATATCTCGGTGATCTCATTAGTTCTTCCACAGCCAATACATTCAAACTACAAAATTTTACTGTCAATCCAGGTTTATCCTCTACATTCCCATTCTTGTCTCAAATAGCCCAAAACTTTCAAGAATATCGTGTGATCGGAATGTTATTCGAATATCGCTCCATGAGTGCGGACGCACTTAATTCAACCAATACCGCCCTCGGTTCTGTTATCATGGCCTCTAATTATGACGCTTCCAAAGCTAATTACGCTTCTAAGGCTGAGATGGAACAATCCCAATTTCATCAATCTTTTAAACCTTCAGAGTCTTGTGTCCATCTCGTCGAATGTCATCCAGCTTCCGCTGTTCTTTCTGAACTTTATATTCGAACTGGTGCTGTAGGCTCAAATCAAGACATACGTTTCTCTGATTTGCTCAATTTTCAAATTGCTTCGACGGGTTGTCAAGGGACAAACGTCAATCTCGGAGAGATTCATGTATCCTATGAAGTCTTACTTCTGAAACCTATCCTTTACCAGTCTCTCGGTCAAGATATCGGCTATGCCAAATTTAACTCTAATACTGGAGTTACCAACGCTGTTCCTTTTGGTACCGGGAACTCAGTTCCTTCTTCTGGTAATCTAGAATGTACTATCTCAGCGTCTGGTCTAGTTTTAACTATTCCTCAATTGCCATTTTTACAATCTTATATGATTATGGCTTCTTGGGTTTCATCTGTAGCTGGTGGCATCACCATGCCCACTTTTTCTATTGCAGGATCTGATGCTCTTCCTATTAACATGTTTGTAAGCACGACCGGCGCTGCAGTCGACGAACTTTCTTTTCCGAATACCGGCGCAGTTACTTGTTATAACACTCAGATTCGTCAGGCCGCTTCTTGGAACGGTTATTCTAATACACCTAACACGGTCACCGTTACGGCCGGAGGTACTTTTATCACCACCTCTCTTGTATCATTTCAGCTTTATGTAATCCAAATTCCATCAACTGCATCTTAATTATACTTTTTTTCGATATTTTATCGAAAAATCTAGGATTTTTTTTTAGAAAAAAATTCTAACCCGGGTCTCAGACTATATGTACTCTGTCTGTGACTCTGGGATTCGATAAATATCGATAAATATCGATAAATATCGATATATTCACCGTATTCTGCATCTGCTTCTACGGTGTTCTCAGCGCCCCTGCAAGGGCGCTGTCTTCATTTCCGGTATCGAATGCCGGAATTTACCCCCTGGGGGCCCCCCGGGAGGGCCTCCGGAGGAAGTTACGGACCACTATAAGCAAAGCTTATCTAATGTTAGTGGTCCCGTTACTCAGTTTACTGAGTTACGGACGTAACATTAGCGGAACTTCGCGTTAGCGAATGTTTCAAGACTTCCGAGCGAAGCGAGCAACTTACAATCCAGTATTATAGTTTTGCGTGATGAATCACGCATTGCTTCAGCAACTTTCCCCTCGGGAGAGCCACCAGAGGTACCTATCGGGAGATTCCCTCGGAAGAGGCCGTAAGGCAAATATACATGCATTGCATTTATATAAAAACTTAAACTGGATTAATTTTACTCAAGAAGGCTACGTTACTTGTTAATTCTTTAGATACTGTAAAATTATTGTCATATTCCATTGTCTCGTCATTAGGAGCTAGTTCTCCGTTGGAACCTCGAATGTATCTTATACTTCTAATTCTTCTATTATCACCTATGAATTCTTTCCAATGACATTTCTTTAGACTATAGTCTTCTTGGATCTCTCTGATATCCCACCTATCACTTATTAGTGCACTTACAATAGGTGGCCAGTTTGCGAAAACTACTACCCACGGCTTTCTTATTTTCTTATGACCTCCCAGGTATTTAAGAGCCGTTATTTTCCCATCTAGCATGGGTTCTAAATATTGGAATATTCTTTTTGGATCACTATCCATAGTCACTTGTAAATCTATTGTTATTCCATGAAATTGGAATCCATTTTCGTACCAACTTAACATTTTAGTTGCCGCATTCGAAGAATTGCCGAAATCGCCTTCAGCTATCCATTTTAATGGTTCTCTTCCTTCTAGCCAGTCGCCTAGATTTGATTTACCTGACCTACCCCATGTATCGAAAATCCATATGACTTTTCTGTGTGATACTGGTCTTCTTTCTTTGAGCTCTTCTATTAGATCAAACTGCCATTGATTTCTTGGAACTTCTAGTTCTTCAAATGGTATATCTGCGACCTCGTTGCCTTTGAATTTCATCAAACTTATTATACCGTTAACATCTGAAAATTTCTTTCCAAATTTTATTATTGCATCTTTAGTGTCAATACAATTTAATGCTCCTAACATTATACTAGGATCTGGTAACATATCCGCTACTTCTGGATCTTCTTTACTTATATAGACTAAACAGTCCCTAAAAGCTTTAGCGAATTTTAACAATTTAAAATGTGGATGTATCATCTCACCTTCTTCTGTTTTCCAATCAAAGATCCTACATGATTTTGAGTCCATTGCACTTCCAAAATCTATACACGTATGTGTATGCTCATAAGGAGTCCTTGGATCATTTTCTCCGTTTTCATGAGCACTTATTATGGTCGGACACGGCCTCTTACTTTTATTTCTTATAAACTGTTCTAAATCAGTTTTATTTATATGCGTTTTATATGTCAGCATTATTCTCTGAATAGATAATCTGAAAGGTTTTCCATTATCTTCTAATTCTTTTTCAAACCCTTCATCTAAAAAAATATCTTCTTCGTTTACATTCATAACTTTAGTATTAATGATTTTTTTCTTCGACCCTTGGTCATCAGATACATTTTTCTTATTTATATTTGGTTTTACAACCACTCTACCTTTAGATCT